CTCGCAGCGCGGCCCTGCGAACGTCTCCTGCACGGAGTCCCTTGCCGGTGAGCACTCCCCGCTTCTGTTCGGGGAGGTTGAATCCTGGCTGAGGAACCCGGCGCTCGGCCACCGCACCATCTCGGGCGCGCTGTTCGAGCTGCGTCAACGTCTTGGCTGCCTCCTGCACGACATCCTCTTCGGACCGGTTCGGGTGGAGGGCGAGCTGCGTCAGGATCAGCTTCTCAGCGAGCCCGGAGGCCGTCTTGTTCTCCTCGAAGAGGGGAACCGACTGCATCAGGCGCTGGACCTTCTCCTTGCGCGTCTCTTCCTTCCTCGCGGCGATCCGCTCGTTGGCTTCCGCGGCGAGCGCCTGGAGACCCTGCTCCAGACGGTCGATTCGCGGATCCGACTGAGGACGCACCTGCCGGCGTGCCGGCTCGGGCGTTGCCCCGTCGATGCCGTCCTCGACCTCGGGCTCGGGCTCGTCGCCCTGACCCTGGAGGATCGAGAACACCTGCGCACGCTCGCGCGGCGGCAGGCCGTCGATGGCCTGCTGTAGTGCCTGCAGGGCCTGGGTCTGGCCGACTGATGCCAGCCGCTGCTCCAGGGCCTTCGCTGCACTCACCGTCTCGCTGCGCCTGCGGTAGGCATCGGCGAGGTCGTCGACCGACACCACACGGGTCACCCCGTCGATGTCGATGGAGACTTCCTTCGGTATCTGCTTGCTGGGTTCCGCAGCACTAGACCCGTTGCTTCCGGCCGGAGGTTCCAGTCGCACCCCTTGCTGTTCCAGGATCGCCCGCGCTGCGGGCGACAGATTCTCGGGAACAGGTGTGGGTGCCGCCTTCGATTCGGTCATGGCTTCGTGTCTCTGGCTACGTCAGAAGATGTCACGTGGATCGGGTCGCCCCGATCAGATCACGGATTGCCCTTCTTGGTGTACGGCTTCTCGGTCGGGTTGGTGGCGCGTCCCGTGAACCCGCCGGAGTTCTTCATCACTCCGCCTGTCGGGTTGCTCTTGTTGACGCTGGGTGCGCCACCGGCCCGCTTGAAGCTCTTGCGCTTGCCGCCGCTGTTCTTGGCCATGGCGGAACCTTACTCCTGCTCGCCCTTGCCCTGCAAGAGCTCCTTCACCCCGGTGGCCTCGGCCAGGAACTCGATCTCCTTCAGGGCGCCCTCGCCACGCTGCGCGGCGATGACCGTAGAGACCGGCCGCCGGGCCTCGTCGTAGCTGGTCGGCAGGTCGATGATGCCGCCTCCCCCGGAGTCGACCTCCTTCTTGAAGTCCCGCAAGCGCTTGCGCTCGTACGCCTTGTCGCGCGACTGTTCGAACAGGCCCACCTCGACGATGCGCCCCCGGTCCCGGCGGAAGGTGCCGCCGCCGTCGAGCGGCACGGGGTTGGCGCAGTGCTGGCACTGCGGGGCGTGCCGGTTGATCTTGTTCGGCGGCAGGTTCTGGGTCCAGGCGATGGCGGTGTGCGGCATCGGCGGCGGCAGGTCCAGCACCGTGCCATCCTCCATCACCCACTCGTCGCCGACGAAGTAGAGGGCGATCTGGTTGCAGAAGGTGCACCGCACGCCGAACTTGAAGCGGCCGAGCAGCGCGTTGGTCATGTCGCCCTGCGGCACGTTCATGCCGAGGCCCAGGAACCGCTCGCGCTGCTCCGGGGTCAGGCTGTCGGCCAGCTCCTGGAGCTGCTGCAGGGTGTCGAGGTCCTTCTTGTCCTCGTCGGTCAGCTTCCGCGGTGGCGGGGTGGCGGCAGGTGGCGGGGCGGTGCCCGGCTCAGGGGCGGGATCGACCACGCCGCCGGTCGCCGAGATGTGGATGGCTCGACGCTTCTTCGGCGCCGGCGAGGGGAAGGGGAGGTCCGGCTCGGCCGGGGCCGGCTCGTTCGGTTCGTCGGTCATCAGAGGTTGCTCGCTGCCGCGCTTCCTGGTGTGGGCTGCCGGTCACGCGGTTGACTGGCCTGCCCCGGCTGCTTGCTCTGCGACGGGCCGCCGGCGCCGCCTGCCCCTGCGACCATCTGGGCGGCCTGCATGGCCTGCCCGACTGCAGCGGCATGCTTCTGCATGTGCGCCTGCAACGCGAGCTTCCGCAGCGGCGGAAGAAGCTCGTACTCGTCCGTGTAGGTGAACTCCAGGTGCTCTTCCCAGTGGGCCTGATGGTCGTCGAAGACCGAGACGTCGGGGAAGGCGAAGTCCGGGCGCGGGTCGGGGCGCGCGAACATCATGTTCTCGATGCGGGCGCGGCGGCGCGCGGCGTCTTCGAGGAAGAACAGGCGATCGGTGCCGCCGACGTCCAGCGTCTCCAGGATCAACCGCTTCTCGCGCGGGTCCATGACGTTGAGCGCCCCGAGCTCGATCAGCTTGCTGACTAGCTCGAACGTCTGCGACTTGCTCTTCGGCATCATCGAGCCGGCCCGCACGCGCACGCTGGTGTTGCCGCGGATGTCCTGGCCCTTGAAGTACTTCACGTCCGACTGCCGCGACTGGCCGTAGACCTTGATGGCGCGCGGCACTGACATGAACTTCCAGCCCAGTTCGAGCAGCGCCTCGCCCTCGATCTCCGTGCTGCGCTCCAGCCCGCTCACGGTGGGGCCGACGCCGAGCTGGTCCTTCTCCTGCAGCATCATCACCGCGTTGCCAGAGCGCACGCCGGTCGGGTTCATCCCGAGGCTAGCCTCGCTCTGGGAGGCGATCGTCTGCATGTCCTCCTTGGCCTGATTGATCGAGGCCATGTGGAGCTCGCTGAGCGCCGGCGGGTTCTGCAGAGTCGGCGTGCCGGCAATCGGGTTGTACTCGATCCAGTCGCCGTACTCGTTGCGGACGATCTTCTTGACCAGCGAGCCCTTGGGCACCAGCCACTGCGGCGTCGCCAGCACGTCGCGCTGCTGGATGATCTGCTGCCGGCCGCGGTTGTAGTCCCGCTGCGGGCCGATCAGGTGCTCGACCGTGCCCATGCCGTGGAAGCGCCCGGGCACCAGAATGTTTCGCCAATCCGTGACAGGGAATCGGCGCGTCAGGCCGGCGGCGGCCAGCTTGTGCGGCCCGCGCTCCAGCATGTGGCGCTTCACCATGAAGGTGGTGAGCCCGCCCGGCATGCGCTTGCTCGGCGGCACCCAGAGCTCATCGACCACCACCGCGTCGTCGTTGTCGGAGTGGCCTGACAGACCGAGACCGGGGCGGTGCGCCAGCGTCGGCAGCCGGCCCCAGAAGTGGCCGGTCAGCAGCATGTTGGTGTCGTCCGGCGTGATCTCCGGCGCCACGTCGGGCCACCGGTCCCAGACCTCGTCGAGCGACATGATGCGGCGGATCAGCATCCACGGCATCTTCTTCACCTCGGTGAACCTCGGCGGGAAGTACACCTGGAACGGCGACAGGATCTCGTACTCGAAGTCTCCGTCCTGGATCTCGGTGCTGGCGCCCAGGCTGTCGAGGAACGTCCGATGGTCCGGCTGGAGCTGGTTGGCGTCCATCGGCTGCTGCGTCATCGGGTCGAAGTAGACCTTGTGCGCCTCGCCCTTCTGATCGCTCCAGTTGTGGTACGTGAAGCAGGTCCCTGTCACCTCCAGCCAGAGGTTGCGCATGGTCCGCAACCGCTCGATGTCGAGGTAGTCGTAGAGGTAGTCCAGCAGGTGCTGGGCGTACTGGGCGCCGTTCTGGTCCTCCTGGTCGGGCGTGTTCGGGACCACGCTCCAGTCGGCCTTTGCCTGCGAGAGCCGGGCGACGTTGGCCGACACCATCCGCATGATGTGGTTGGCGACGTAGCTGCCGTTCTCCAGCAGCAGCCCCGGGTCCACGTTCTCCAGCACCTCGGGAATGTCGAGGGCCTGGATGCCAGCGTAGTAGAGGATCTCGACGAACCAGCCCCGCTGCAGGGCCATCATGTAGCTGTCGCGGCGGCGGCCCCCGTAGGGCCTGACCGCCTCCATCATCGAGTTGATGTCGTTGTCCGACAGGTCCTGTTCACGAACCGGGCCGCCCGTCTGGTGCGTTATCAGACTCAGAGGATCGGTGGCTGACCGGCTTTCGGGGTTGGATACCACTTCGGATTCCGCTCTTCAGGTACTCGATGGCCTCGTCTTTTGTCAGTCCCAGGAAGCGCATGATGTCCGAGACGTCCTCGGCGATGCGCTCGTTGGCGGTCACAAGGTAACCACCAACTCCGTAGGTCCGCAAGTTCTGGGCAACGTAGTCGACCTGCGCCAGCTCGCAGAGCTTCGCGGTGAGCTGGATGACGTGCTCCTTGTCCTTGACCGTGCTGCGGTAGGCGTCGTTGCAGCGCCGCAGCAGGACGCTAACCACTACCACGAGGGAGCACACTGCCACTGCGACCAAGAAAAACGCGGCGATCAGCACTCCTTCGGGCATCACGAGACTCCAGCTTTTCGCGCACCTTGTTCCACACGAAGTCGTCGTAGCTGCGCCCGCTCGACGTCTTCTTCTCGTCCACCAGTTGGCTCAGCGAGTCGTTGCGACCCTGCAGCGCCAAGCCGTACGCCATGACCAAGTCGTCCTTGTCGTTGCCGCGGGCGCGCTCCGTGCCCTGGTCGTCGAACTCCATCGTCCGCAGCTCGCTGAGCAGCCGCTTGTCGCGCGTGAACGCGAGGCTGGTGTTCAGCGCGTCGTGCACGTTGCTGACCAGCATCTTGCGGGTGTGGTTGTCCGTGCGCCAGCCGAGCTGCGCCGCGAAGGGGTCGCGCCCCATCACGTTGAACAACCGCGTGCGGTAGATGTTCGGGTAGCGGAACGTCTCCGACAGCCGGGTGACGACCACGATGCCGGGGCCGTTGATCTCGGGCACCAGGAGCGCGGTGTTGTAGTAGAGGCCGACCGCCACGCAGCAGGTCGTGAACTCGTCGGGCGTCAGGTAGCCGTGCCACGTTGCGACGTGCATGCCGTTGTCGCGCTCGATCACCACGCAGCACGAGTAGTCGGGCCTGCCGTCGGCGTAGCTGTGCTGTCGCTTCCTGTCCATCGCCGTGCGGTCCTTCTTGCGGCCCTCGGCGACGTCGATTCCGCAGACGTACTCGCGGCCCTCGATCGGGTAGTCCCAGATCTGGAAGTTCCCGGCCCGGTCAGCAACCAGCTCGGGCTTCACGCCACCCCCAGGAAGATGTTGCCGGTGAACAGGGGCGCCGTGGCGTTGTGCTCCAGCTCGGCAATGCGCTCCTGGTTGAAGACTGGCGAGCCACTGGTCAGGAAGGCTTCTTCGGCCTCGGAAGGGTACTCCTGCTGGAACTTCCGAGCGGATCCCTGCAGATCGTTCTGGATCTTGTAGCGCCGCCAGTGGAGCTGTTCGAGTGACAGTTTGTGTCGTTCACCGAGGCGTCGTTCGAGGAGATCGAGAGATCGTCCGAAAGCATTTCGGTGGTCGTTGGACGGGAACGGAAGGACGTACTCTGGATCCCAAAACCAAGGAGCAAAGAAAGCCACCGCATTGGACCGGCCATCGGCAGCAGCCTTCCACGCATCGTAGAACTCGCCGCGTCGACCCTTGGCAGTGCTCTCGTAGAAGATGCTGGTGTCTGGACGGGCGGGGACCGCCTGCAGAAGGCCCGTGAGAGTCTCGGTAGCGTCCTCCCACATTGGTAGTTCGCTGCAGTGCAGGTTGTGGACCGTGAGGCTTCGGCCGGCGGAGAAGTTGCCGGCGGTCTTGGTGTAGAAGGTCGAGCCATTGTCGGAGAACTCCAGGGTGTTCGCGCGGTCGCGGCCGGCGATCCTGGGGAACCACTGGTTCTTGCGGATGAAGGAGGTCTTCTGGAACATCTCCTCGGTCGAGGTATCGTCGTATGACACCGTCATGGAACGTCGGTGGGACTCCCGGTCGCACTGCTCGTACTGCCACGCCTGGATGAACGTCGAGAAGCCGAGCTGGCGGGCCTTCAAGACAACCGCGCGGATGGGCAGCCCCTCCGCGCGGCAGAACTCGATCACCTCCTTGTAGAACCGCCGCTGGGCGAAGTTGGGGACCAGGAGCTTCACGACACCGGGCTCCTTGGTCTGGATCCAGTGCGTCTTGCTGATGAGCTCTAGTTCGTCGGGCCAGAGAGTTCGCAGCAGCTTCCGGCCCATGGCGCCGCGCTTCGGGACGGGCGCGGTCTCGATGGCGGACCGGAAGCCGTCGAGGAGCTCGGCTTCCTTGCGGGTGTAGATCCGCTCCAGCTCCTCCCGGAGCGGGATCACGCCGGGACCGGCACCTTGCGTTCGACCAGCTCCGTCTCCGGGATCACCCCGAAGATGCCGCTCTCATGCACGACGAAGATCCCCTCGTCCTTGACCGGGTCGAGCTCCAGCTTGCGGGCGCCCAGGTGGTCGAACAGGACGCAGTCGCCGTTCATCAGCCCGTGGCCATGGACGTCGTCGCCCATGCTGACGATCCGTCCGTAGGCGAACTTCTGTCCGAAGTTGTCAGGTAGCTGGATCCCACCGTCAGTCTCTGTCTTCTTCTTGCTGGGGATGCGGATGAGCAAGTGCTTGCCGTATGCCTTGGCGTTCAAGACGCCTCCTTGGGTTTGGTTCCGTCAGCCAGTTTCTTCAGCATGATCTCGAACTTCTTGACCGCATCGTCGTCCTCGGCGGGCGCGACCTTGCCAGCCAGGGCGGCGTAGGTGGCGACGTTGGCCTTGTGGGCCTGGATGCGGTCAGCGGTCTTGCGGCGCTCGTCGCAGACGATGTCGTCCATGACCTGCACGCCGCGGGAGAGGGCGCCCTCGATCCGGACCTTGAACTCCTCGAACACCAGCGTCCGGTAGAGCGGGCTCACGAGCACCGCTCGGAGCGCGTCGGGCGTCATCCCCAGGGCCTCGGCCATCGCCTTGGTCGTCAGCGGGACGCCGGGGTCGGTCGCGACGCCGAGGATGGCCCTGGTGAGGACCAGCATCTCGCGGGAATCCTCTGGCAGGTCGCGGGCGCCGATGAGCCTCATGCGGCAGGGACGGTAGCGCCAGCAACAGCACCCGGCCAGAGGCGGACATGGGTTACCATCCCGAGCAACCGCCAACCCAAGAGGACGACGATGCGAACGATGGCTGCAGACGTGAGCCTGACGGCGACAGCCGGCCTGCTGATCCTGGTGCCCAACGGCATCCGACACTCCCAAAGCACAGGCGCCCTGACGGAGTG